GTATAAAAAGCTGCTGTTGCTCCACCTGAATCAGTTTTACCAACCGACATAGTCGCACTAGTTCCTGCGTTACTACCTATTGCAAAACGCATTAGTACTTGTACTATCTGTGAATTCTTAGGTATTACAGCTACGTTGTAAGTATTTGTTCCAGCTGCGACTGCTGGGTCAATCAGAATTGATTGAGACATTACTACTTGTCCTGTATTTTTTACGTTTGTGCCGAGTGTACTACCGACAGTTTCTTTGATTGTTCCGGCTTTAATAGGACCGGAAAAAGTTGTTGAAGCCATAATTTTTCTCCTAGTTGTTTAGTGTAGTCTCTAGGCCGTCGTCTGAGTACGTCTACACTAAAGGTTTATCTCAGTTTATTAGAATGAATTATACGCTTTTAAATAATAATATGCAAATAAAAAGGGGCCCGAAGGCCCCTTAATATAAAGTCTTAAACTAATGCTTAAGCACCTGGAGAACCAAAGATTCCACGAGGATCAGACCAACCGAAGCTGTATCTTTCCCTTGCTTTATATCTCATGTTGCCAGTTTCAAAATCGCCTTCCATAGCGGTTTTAATTGGCGCTCTTACCATGTGTTTCATTCCGTTAGGAACATCAGTTTTAATGAAGAATGCATCGTCATCAGTTAAGAAGTTATTCACAGCATAACCCTGTGGAATCATTCCCATTGATTTCATTGCATTTAGATCATTATCAGCTGTGCCAACTCTTAGGGCAGACTTCATGATTCTGTCAGCTACGAACTGCAAGTTAGAAGGTATAATAAGTTTCATACCTTTAGCTGCAATTTTTAAGCCTCTTTCATCAGTCAGGTTACCAATGTCGATCAAACACTGCTCTAAAGATGTTTCAGAAAGATCAGCCGAAACTAATAATTCATTCACAAATTTTCCAGCAATGGTCGGGTGACCAGCAGCTCTACCAGCAGTTTGACCAGAACATAAAGTTGCTCCGTCTCCGCCAACGATGCCAGCCGTAAATGCATTGTTTAATACACTTGCCGCTTTGATCTGCTTTGTGTTAGCCATAGAACGTGCTAATGCTTTCGTATACCGTGTAGAAATTTTATCATACAAGTTATCTTCAACAGCTTCCTCAGTTAGTGAGAATGCTAATGCAACAGTTTCGTGTTGGTATCTTGCAGTAAAAGTTTCTTGTGCGTTGTCATATACGATTGCGGCACCTTCTGCTTTAACAGATGCGTTTTGGAAACCAGATAACATTACTTCTTCTTCAAAAGCTCTGTCACTGTTCTCCGTGTCGAAAATCTCCGTGTGTTGATTTTCGTATTGTTTGTACTCAAGTCCAAATAATGCATTCAGACCTGGCTCTAGCTCTTTTGCTAGTTGTTGTCTTGATATAGCCATGTTTTATTTCCTCCTGCTATTATTTATAAAGATGCTTAGTTATTAGAACTTCATACAACATATTTGCAGCTATCGCGTTTCGTGAGGCATTTCCTGAGAAGCCTATAATACGAACAACGTCGCCTGTACCTATGTCGGATGAGTCAAGTTCCATACCTGAGATCCCGTTAGTTGTGTTACCAGTGCCTACAACAATATCGGCTGTTCGGCCTATATTGGTTTGCGCTGCTGCTGTTCCTGAATCACCTTGTAGTTCGAAAACTTGGTAAGGGTCATCATAAACAAAGCCTACGCTTGCTTGTCCTGCTGCTGATTGGTTCTTGAATGCGGGTTTTCCCGTTGAGTCATCAAAGTTACATCCCCAAAAAACACCAACACACGTTGAATCAACGCCTGCTTGTGTTAGTACACCACTATTACTAGCGATTTGTACTGCGTCACCCTGAAATATAACATCATTTGTGATTTTATATTCGGCTGCTTTTTGAGATGGTCCACTTCCGATTTTTCCAACTGGATTGAAACCCATTGGGCTGTCTATATTAGCCATAGTTTTTTATCCTCCTTAAAAGGGTTAGTTGATTAAATCAGTAGTTCAAAGATTATTTCTTTGAGCCACCAAAGGTTACACGAGTCTGTCGATCTTGATTGATCGGCATACTTGGATGCTGTTCCTTTAGAACATCGTTTTCTACAGCTTCTTCACGTTCTCTCGTTTTATTACTAAAATGAGCTTCACGTGACTGTGCGAGTTCTTCAGATATCCTTGCCAGCACAAGGCCGCCTACACCGATTAAACCTGCATATTTTCCACTATCGACTACGGGGAAATCTGAATCTGGATATTCGTCTGCTCTCACAAACTCCCATCCGGATCTGATTTTTCCAGAGATATTCCGAGCGTCGTCTTCGCCCATACTCTCTGCTCGTAACCATCTGTGTCTGAACCCTTCCGGGGCAGGTGGTGCGTCTAATGAAGACGGTGGAGTCCAAACTTTAGGTCTATCTTTTTTAACCCTTGTTTCGCTCACGCGGGAAGTTTTAACAGTCTTATTGTCTGTTTCGTTTTTAGTCATATGCTTATACCTCCTTAAGCGTTAATTGTTTCGCATACTCTTCGAGTGGCACACCTAATCTTTTAGAAATTGCTACTTGTGAAGGTGTGAGTTTCACAGTTTTTCTGCGTCCTTTATTTGCGGCCGGACGTCTGGCACTTGCTACATTCTGCACGGGTGCAGTTGTAGATTCCTCTACTTTAGCAAATTTGTGTGGAAATTCAAGTCTTATTCTTCTATCCACTTCAATATAATAATCGTTTGATTGAGGGTCAAAACCTTCCTCTTCCACGAGTTTTTTATGTATATCAAAAGCAGTGTAAGTCATGGCATTATCGGTGCCAAACCACGAGTTTTTCGTGGACCAGTCCTCTGCTTTTGGATCAAGTGCTTGTGCTGCTTGATAAATATCCTGTCTATTAGGTATTTGATTAGTAGCTTGTTGTTTAGAAAAATTAGCTTGCTGTTCTTGTTTTTCTTGAACTTGTTGAGTTCTGGCTGCTTTAACGTTTTTAAGTCTAGCATCTTCCATAGTCATTTCTGCTATTGATTGTTGTGCCGCAATTTGTGCATCTATGTCTTTATTTTCAACTGCAGCCCTATAAGCAAGTTTAGCCGCATCTAGGCCGCTATTTACTTTAGCTTCTAGTTCATTGGTATAATGACCGCTAAGATTATCAAACTGATTTTTTTGTGCTTGACTTTGTTGATGAACAGTTTGTGCATAAGCAATAGCTTCTTCTTTTTGCCTTTCAGCTTCACGCATTTTACGTGTAAGTTTAGCTATCCTTTTCTTAACGCCTTCAGAGTATTCTCCAAGCTCTTCTTTGTGTGCTTGAACATTTTCATGCTTCCCAGATTCCGCAGATGCGTTATTGGACTCATTACTGTCTTCACTAATTTCTTCGACATCTATTATATCCTCTTCTAATGATTGTTCTGGTGCTGTTGCATCCAGATCTATTTCTGTTTCTACTTCGTCGTTGTCACCAACGTCTATTTTTTCGTCTTCTAGCATAGGTTTCTCCTTATGGGTTACATTGCGTGAAAGATATCTTCAGGGTCTTCTATAGTCCCTAATATCTCATCATCGTTTAACATTCTTATCTCGCCACCATCAATATCCATGCGTGATCCTGCATACCTTGCAAATATCACCCAATCCTTTTCCGCGCACCATGGACCGGTAGGATAGCGTTCTTTGTCTCCATAACAAAGATCACCCATTTTAAGTACGTAACCAACTTGCGTTGCAATACGTGCTCGGTCTAATGTTTCTTGTGCAATTATAATTCCGCCTTTAGTTTCTTCTTTAACAGCGAAAGGCATAACTAATAAACGCCACCCAGTAGGTGTCGGTAATTTTTCTAAATTAGTGGAAGTTGTTTCTTCTTTTGTACTCTTAGCCTCTTCTTCATACTTAGTCTCTAAGGCGTGTGATGTTTGTTTCTTCATCGTGTTCTGGCTCCTTTGGGTTTAGCAGGTTAGAGATTTCCTGTTTGATTTGATCCAATGTGTGAATCTTTCCGCAAATATACATATATTTCTCCATCTTGTCAACACCACCACTTATTAATACTTGTGTGCTGTTTTCTATTAGCTCGTCAAGACTTCTTTGTATTTTGTATATTATGTTTTCGGGGTTGGTTTCTTGCATTTATCGGGTTCTCCTAATGAAGTCCAAAACTCGTCTAGAGCATTGGGCTTTTCTTGTTTACAACATTCCCCCGATTGTCTTTTTTGTTCTGTGTGACAGGCACACGTATCTTGTTCTTGCATCTTCGTTCCTCCCTCTGTCTAATAGATTCTTTATACGAAAGTTCTAATAGTTTATTCTCATTTTCCCAATATTCGTGGAACTTCACTTCTTCTTCATAATATCAGCTGTCTTAAGTCCATATATAGATGCAACCACGCCAATAAAAATTGATTGGTACCAAAAAGGTAGACTACCAAATTTGTCGAAGAACATGTCTAATTTAAATTGAATTTCAGGATCTCCCGAGAAGACGGACCAAATCAATAATAATACTGGCGCTGATACCAAGATTAAAACAAACTCGTCTTTGTAGCCTTGGTCATTAGATTGTCTTACTGACGCCTGATACTCAACCTCACCGCTAGCCATTTTACTGGCGTGTAGTAAAGCAGCATCAGACATAAGTATCTTAGCTTTTTGCTTGTTAGCAAATATAGCCGAACCTGTCTTTAGTACTGTTGGTAAAAGTGATAACCACATAGGTTATTATTTATCTACCTTCACGTGATTTTTTGCCGCCTTTATTAGCACCACCAAATGTAACTATTTTACCATTATTTCTAACTGCTTTACCATTTTTAGAAGTAACTATGTTCTTAGTTGGTTTAGCACTTTTGCCTCTACCCAAATCTCGAACCGCAGCTCTTACTTCTTTAGGGCTGGCTCCTTTTTTCTGAGCATCAGAAATAGTTACTTTATTTTTAACGGGTGTAACTTTTTTATTTTTTGGTTTCATTTGTGAAGTTGCACCACCTACTGCAGTACCTAATCCAAGTGGTATTTTAAGATCATTAGCTATTCTACCTAACTGTTTTATAATTCCACCTAAGTTTTTCTTTTGTCTTTTTGTTCCGTACATTTTATTTCTCCTTAAGAAATTATAGCAATAATTACAATTGCTATGATGACACCAGCGATAGTTTTTTTCTTAACACTTAGTGCATTCCATTTTGATTTTAAAGATTCGATCATGAAGACCTCCTATTTTTATTTTTCCTAGCTTCACTTAAAGCGATAGCTAAAGCTTGCTTTTTATTTACCACTTTTTTAGTAGATTTACCAGACTTAAGTTTACCTGCTTTAAACTCCCCTAGTACCAGCTTTATTTTGTCTTCTTTTTTAGACATTAATCAAGAAATAGGTTTAAATAGTCCGCCAATACCATTAGGCATTGGACCTGATAAAGGTGCTGTTAAACCACCTTGATTAAAAGACTTAGTTAATCTAGCAAAAATAGTATCTTCTGGCTCCGAAAACTCTTGTGGCTGATTAGGATTCATTCCAACATTTAAACTTAAACCATTTGCTAATTCATAAGCAGCACCAATCTCATTAAGTAGTTGTTCATCTTTATCACCTGTTAGGTTTGCATAAAGTTCTAAGTCGTTCATGCTTATTGATGGATTGGCTTCAAAAGAATCATAATTTTCACCACCAGATCTACCTACATTACCAGACAAGTTTAACAAAGCTGCAATACCTCCATCATTATACCCAACTCGACCACCTTGATTCATATTATATACTCTATCATAATTTTCTGCACCATATAGTCTAGCATATCTATCTCCCAGAGATGGCTCTGGTGAAGTTGATCCAAAACCAATAGGTGGTGGAGATATACCTGGACCTCCTGTTCCATATCTTGGGTCTGGAAGAGGTGTTACATAATCAAAATCACCTGGTAAAGGTATTCGTGGTCCATCTCCTGGTCCTCTGTTACCCATTCTTTCTGCTTCAAGATCATTTGGTTGTATATCTAAGCCACTAAATAAATTACCAAAAAAATCTTTAGTGTTGTTATAATCTGTTTTTACGTTATCAAAAAAACCAGGTGTTTGATTAGATAAATCTTGATTAGATAAATTTCCTAACGCTAGATTACCACCAAACCTATCATCTACCTCTTGATTAGCTAAATTTCCTAACGCTAGATTACCACCAAACCTATCATCTACCTCTTGATTAGCTAAATTTCCTAACGCTAGATTACCACCAAACCTATCATCTACCTCTGTAGTGGTATTTAATTCACCTGCGTTCGGTGCGCCACTAAAAGGATTACCTATAGCTGTTGATATTTCTCCAAAAGGTGTTGATTGTTGGAAAGCCTTACCAAGTGCGCTCATAATACCTGTATCATCATCCTCATCGTTGTAAGCACCGTATATATTTTTTAAAGCTTGCCCACCAAAAAACGCAGCAGGGTTTGTAGCCATGCCAACAATATTACCTATAGGGCTATTTGCAAAACCGCCAACTGCATCAGCTATACCTGAAAACAATGCAGGGAAACCTTGAAACTGTTCCTGAGGTGCATTTTCCGCTGCTAGATTTGGGTTTGGTGCTAAATTTGTACCAAAAAGTGCATTAGGTACAGTTGGGTCTAATCCGGGTGCATTAAGCGCCATACTTTTTTGAAAGTTGGACATAAAACTGTCATCTTCTAAATTAAAATTTTTCTTAACATATCCGGCATCCTTCATTTGACTTTTAATACTAGCACTATCAACATTAGTATTTGCACTAGCAGCTTTACTGCTTCTACGTCCGCCTTTTTTATTACCGCCATTACCGCTATTACTATTACTATTACTATTACTATTACTATTACTAGCACTATTAGCATTAGTATTTGCACCAGCAGCTTTACTGCTTCTACGTCCGCCTTTTTTATTACCAGCCATTAGTTCCCCTCTTTAATTGATGCTTGCATACCACTTATACCACTTTTTGCTAATGATACACTAGCTCTAAGTTTTTGATGCTTATCTGTTTCTTCCATTTTTTGTTCAGTTAGATCTCTTTGTTGTAACATTTTCAACCTATCCAAATTGAGTTCTTGTTCAGCGTCATCTGCACGTCTTTGCTCTTCTTGCGCTTTTAAATTGAGTTCACGATCTTTTAATTTTAATAATGGATCATTTTCAATTTGATTTAACACTTCTTTTTCTGCAGTTACGTAATCTTCCATAAATTCAGCTATTAATTGTGCTTTTCTAGCTTCCATAGAGGTAGTCATAGCTTGTACTTGCTGATTTAACTGCATAAACTGTGGATTTTGCTGTGCTTGTGGTCCCATTTGTTGTTGCATAGCCTGTAATTGCTGTCCAATTTGCTGTATTTGCTGTATTTCTTCCTGAAATTCCATTTCAATCTGCTCTCCAGCCATTAAATTGATGTGTTCCATACAGTTTTGCTGTAATGCCACCATAGCCTTAGGGTTATTTCTAATTAACATAGTACCCATGTAATTTATATGTGCTTTCATATGTGATTGATGGTCTTGTTTTGGAAAAGCTTGAAACTTTTTAGAGTTCAAAGCCATAATATTTTCAGATGCCGGATCCATTGGTTTCATTGGTGCTGGTGGTGGTAACAGAACGTCAATATCTTTAACTCCTAGAGCTTCATACATATGTCGATACGCATGATAAATATTATGTATCTGTGGATTTGACATTGCCATCTGTAATTCTGTTTGTGCAATAGTAATACGTTGTGTTTGTGAAAATATATTTGGATCAGCTACTGGTATAACATCTACGCGTTGATCAAAGTCAGTTGCAAATATTTCACGCGTGCCCCCAACTACATCATATGGATATTGTTTTGGTAGATAAGTTGCAAAACATTTAGAGAGCAACATAAACTCACATTTCATTGCGGCATATAAACGTTTGTGGATAGCAGACATAACCCGCGATCCGCGTTCCAATAACGCCATAGTCGTGCCCACTGCGGCACCTTGATTACCATCACCCACTTGCATATCTGCAATGCTCGCGAATCGTTGACCGGCTTGTACCACTACGCCCATTAACTGTAATAATGTTTGTGATGGTTCTTTAAATGGTAAGGGCATAAACGCATCACGTAAATTGCCTCCTGGTGCATCTACATCACGGAACTCACCAGGTTGTAAAGGTTGTGCTTCATCACGTACACGTATACCACGTTGTTTGAAACCAGCAGGTAAATTAGATAAGGTACCTGCATCAAGTAGTTGTCGTAATGCAGAAGTAGCAGTTCTAGATAAACCACCAATCATATGTATTAAACCAAAACCATAAAACCCTAGGCCTGGTAAAAATTTAAAGTGTACAAAATATTCTTTAGGTTTGCGTAAAGGATCTTGAGGCTCATAATTTCTACGTATAGATAAAACTTCTCCACTGTCCTCGTGAATAGTTACAATGTAAGGTAAAGCTATTTCAGTTTCTTCACCTTCTTCATCTTTATCTTCAAAACCAAATAAATTTAATTCAACGTGACACTCTAATAGCGTATGAGTTTCACTAGCCGCGGTCCGCGATATACCTTCCAGCTCATCTTTTTTCTCTTGTATTGCTCCTATGGTTGCTCCAGCGGAACCGATGTCCACGTCCATATAAAAACCAGAATGCATTTGTTTCATTAAATCATTGCCGGACATTTTTACAACATGCACAATAATATCAGCATCCTCTAAACTTGTAGCTTGATAAGATACTACTAAATCTTCAGCCGGTACAAACTTAGAAACACATCTACCTAAAACTGAATCATAATAAACTTTTTTAAAAGTAGATCCAGCAAGTGGTAAGTTAAATAACATTTGATCAAACTCTGGTTCATACTCTTTCATATTAACCATGAGCTGATAGTTCATATAATCTTTAACTCGGTTTGCTTGTTGTTCAATAGCTTGAGTAGTTTTACCAATTACTTGTGTTCTGACTGGACCACTTGCTGGTAATAATTCTTTATAAGCTAAAGCTTGAAACTGAGTAACAGATTCTGCTAGCACTGGATGAGTAGCACCTGAAGCACCTTGAAAAGGTTCGGCACGATTCTCATATTTAAAACCAAGTAGGTCTAAGCCTTTAGTATAAGAGTCTTCCCAATCTTTCCTGCTTGATTGCGCATCACTGTGTTGTTCAATTAAATCTGAACTAATGTCCATTAGTTCATCATCATCAATAAATTCTGCTAAGTTTGCTTCGTGATTTTCACTACCTTCCATGGCAGCTGCTGCTGGATCAAAATCTACTTCTGCTCCACCATCTTCCATCATCTCGACATTTATTTTTTCTGAGTCTTGTGAAATTATTTCTTCTGGAGTTGCAATCTCTACATTTTCACCTAGAAGTATTTCAGTTTGTGGTCCGTTTTGATCTTTATCTATAGCCATTAGTAATATGTCCTTTGTTGCTGTGGCAATGGCTCATCCTCATAGTCATCAGGATGATCGACAAAGCCACCTTGTCTAAACCTCATTACGGCTTGAGTCATACTATCCACTAAGTCATCGTGTTCACCTAATGGAAATGCAGCGCATTCCTCAATAACCTCTTCTGCAAACTTGGTATCTGGTGCCCACACCATTCCCGCTTCAAAAAGCGGTGCAACCGCGTTTACTCTAGTATGCTTATCATTTCCACGACTAGGTGTAAAGTTAATAACTGGTATACCTAGCTTACGCATTTCATACGTTAAAGGCAAGCCTGAAGCTTTAGCTTCCACGATCACTGTTTCTGGCTTCCAATAGTCATATTGTTCTTTGGCCACGCGCCGTAGTTCGGGGAACTCGTATCTATCTTTAATCATATCAAGCAAGATAATATTAGCTGGGTCTCCTTCATTTGGGTGAAATATACCCCAAGTAGTAATGGCACTATAATCGGCAGTTTCTTTTTTCATAAACGCCGTATCGTAACTTTGTATTACATGTACTAACGGAGGCATTTCATCTTTTTCCCACACATTCCACCACTCCCGTTTAATCAAACTTCCTTCAGCTGCAGTTGGATTCTGCTGGTATTGAGCATTCCATTTTAGTATACTTACCGATGCTTTCACTGCTAACAACTCTTCTAACTTCCAATAACCCGGCCACACCGGTTTCCCGCTTGGCAAGATTGCCGGGAATTCAATTACTTCCCATTGGTCTGCTTTTGGTTCTTTTTGTGCACGTTGCAATTTACCTGTTAGATCAGCAACGTTCCAACGTGTCATCACCACTATTATCCTGCCACCAGGTTGCAGCCTTTGCCGCGGCCCAGAAGTATACCACTCATATACCCGATCGTAACTGGCCATGTTCATTGCGTCCTGTTCCGAATGTGGGTCATCAATAATAAGTAAATCCGCACCACGGCCCGTGATACTTCCACCAACACCAGCGGCATAATATTCACCACCTTGATCAGTTTCCCACTTACCAGCAGCTTTAGAATCTTCACGCAATCTAGTATTGAATACTTGTTTATATTCATCTTGCTCCATTAATGTCTTAGCTTTACGACCAAACCTCACGGCTAACTCAGCGTTGTTCGTGGCTTGGATTATTTTTAAATCTGGTTTGTTGCCAATCATCCATGCTGGTAAATAGTTACTCGCAAATTCTGATTTGGTATGACGGGGTGCCATATTAATAATTAATCTTTTTAAGTCACCCTTAGCTACGCGGTTAAATTTCTCCGCCATAATCTTGTGATGTTCACCTTCAATAAATTCTGGCCACATGTGTTTTACAAAACTTAAGAAGTCATCGCGGATCGCTTGCTCTTTCTTTTTATCTGTTAAAAGTAAAGCCGAGGTAAGGTATTCTTTTCTAGCGTCTATAGGTAATTTAGCTATTTGTTCTGGTGTTAGCATTTGAAAAAAATTTTATAAAAAATTTTGCACTTTCTTGTTTTTTTAAAGTGAAAATGAATATAGCTCATATATATGCATAGATCAAACTATATATAACACTATTAGGTTCCCTACCTGACAAAAGGGGGATGGGGGGGCCCTTGATCAATCAACCTCAGCAATCGACATGGTACCTCTATCCTTACCCGCCCCCGCCGCCACCGCAAGATATTAGTAAATGGGTGGGCCATTTAGGACACACACAAGATGTAGTACCCCGCCCTCTTGCCACCGCAAGATGTAGTAGGGTGGGCATTATAGGACACACAAGATGTTGTATGTATCAGGCTGAGGCACACTAGATGTTGTGTCAATAAAAAAACGACACAAATAAAAAAAGTTATCCACAGTGTCTTTTATGTCACCTACATTTAGTAGTACATAGCTCACAAGGATACAGGATATAGAACTTGGTGTGGATAAGTTTTTTTTAATTAAATGTCTTTTTATATTGTATTTTATTTTAATTTATATACTTTAATTATATTAACTAACTAACAGAAAGAATAACAATGATTAAATGTAAAAGATGTGAAGATAATATTACAGTTGATTATATTGCACTAGGCACGATTAACGAGCCAGTATGCATGGACTGTATCGACCAAGACGAACAAGCACAACTAGACTTCGAACAGTCAGAAAGAAACCTTGAGCAATTCCAAGACGCACAAGGGGAAATGGCTTTAGAAGATTGTATAAAAATAGAAGGGGGTTATTAATATGTACCTATTAATCAAAGCAAGAAAGTATGACAGCGATATCATTACAGATGATTATGATGTTGAGTTATGGGCTAAAGATAGAGCCGATATAGAACAAATGAAAACTCTAAAGGAACTAGAAAGCAAAGTAAAAGGCTTTAACTTTAGTACTTTTAAAATCGTTGAGTTAGATAGTTAATAAATCAACAAGCGAGGGGGCAACCCCTCGCACCATTAGAGAGGATAAAACAATGAGCATACAATTATTTTACGGGGTTATATTTGTTGCCTTAGTATTTTTAGTAATACTAGGGATAAGAGATTTAATCAGAGTTATAACGGGGGGGCGATAATTTATGAAGTATACATGGGAAGAATTTGAAGTATATAAAGAAGCTACCTACTGGTCAAATGAAACTGTCTATAATTTAATAGATGACCCCGAACAAGGGAGCTTCAACAAGGAACAAGTTGTAGAATTAATAAAATATGGGAGCACAGATTAAATATGACTATAACAAATAAAACTAGAATAGAAGCACTAAAAGAAGCTAGTATTTCTGTTGCTTGTTGTTTAGATGAAGTTAGTGAAGTCACGCAAAGTGATTTAGAACATATTCAACTACAATTATGTATCTTAGAAAACTATGAAGATGAAGCAGAGATTAGAAAAAGAAAATGTGTGCGTACTATGCGGTTTTTCCGCAATAGGATGCTTCACAAGCAACAATATTAAGATATTACCAACAAAAACCATAAAGAAAGGATAACTACTTATGGCTAAATCAATGACTAAATACCAACTCGAACACTTCGAGAATAAAGTAATGAGGCAATTCCGCCCTTACATAGAAGAACAAGAATTGATAGTTAAACAATTCAGGACAGAGGCTATAGATCAAGCGGTTGCGGGTCTGTCCAAAAAGATGGGTGCTGATAAGATACTCAAGAACTTCAGAGATGCAGAAAAGGCATTAGCTGATGCGAGGGCAACGGCTTTAACTTTCTTTGCAAAGAAAAAACCTAAAGAAGAAGAGCTTCACTATAAGCTAAGCCCTACTAGGTCGAACAGATATGACAATGATCTTTCTGTTTCAGACTGTGAAGATCAACTTAGGGAATGGGCTTCGAGCCTTGCTGATCGAGCAATTGAGAAGCGACCAGAGGGGAAGAAGTTGAAGCAATTAAAAGACGCAAAGCAACAAGCGATTGATACTGTTATGGAAGCAGGATGCCCTGAAGAATTAATTAAACAACTGGGTATTGTGTCACAATGTATTGGGTTAACTTGGAATAAAGAAGTGAAACCAATAGCTATCGAGTAGATAGCTTAGACGACTTGAGAGGCATGGTAGTTATATCTGTAAGACCTACTCAAGCACAAAAAATTTTTATTTTTGGTGATTGCTAGGGCACAGGTCACAAGTTTATTTTTACCCGCCCCCGCCGCCACCGCAAGAATATTATGGGTGGGCACCTCAGGACACATACAAGATGTAGTATGTATCAGCTTGATATATACAAGATGTAGGTCAAGAAAAAAATATAAAAAACTGTGGATAACTTTTAAAAAAATAAAAAAAAGAGTTGTTATTTATATTAAAATAAAATAATATTTATTTATTAATAACGAGAAAGGAATACTATAATGAAAAAATGGAAATCATATATAAGAGACTCAGAGGCGGCGTTTGATAACGCTACTTCTCAAGGCTTTGATTTTAAAGATACACATATGTATATGTATACTACGCCTCAAGGCTTCGATATGTTCAAAAACATTCTAACCCGTCTTTCAACACCAGTAGCCCTAGATGAGTAAGCAGCAGCGGCCCTTCGGGGCCGCGCCGCTCGGATCGCGGGACTTCTACGAGAAGCCAAACCCGTATTGGATCGACCGCGCCGCCGCCGCCCGCGCCGCGCCGAAGAAAAGGCCACAGGTCACAAGCAGGTTGACAAATAAAAATTAATATATATTATAAATTAATATATTTAGAAGGGATAAACACATGCAAAAACTACTCGGTATCAATACCAATTACAAAACGATTAAATCTGAAAAAGTGGGCGTACTCACTGGCATCATTTACATGGCGCCGTATAACTTAAGCGGGAAAAATGTTTGCCCTGGCGCATCCGCTGGTTGTGCTGCTGCTTGTCTCAATACCGCGGGGCGTGGTGCTATGAATGTTGTGCAAGCAGCGCGGCTCAAGAAGACGAATAGATTCTGGGATAATCGCGAACAATTTTTATTTGATCTGGCTGGCGAAATTAGCAAGCTTAGACGCCAAGCAAAAGCTAAGGGCCTGAAGGCTGCCGTAAGACTTAACGGCACCAGCGATTTACCATATGAACGTTACAAGGTTGGCGACACTGGAAAAAATATCATGCAGCTGTTTCCCGATGTACAATTTTAC